ACCATCTATATACATGATAAACCTATTCTGCGTTTTCGGCTCAAATGCCGTGAACATTGCTTCAGTTGGGTCGATTAGTTGTGCCATTTGTTCTCCTCGTTTATTCTGTTTCTACATATATAAGTATGTAGTTATATAAAAAGTATCCTTTTTTTCTCTATTATTCAGGGAATACCGCTCCTGTTGGTAAAATATTAAAGTCTAGTATAATAAATTCTGCTGATTTAGCTGGTTGTAAGAATATCTCACCGATCATTTGATTTCTATCAATTACATCTGGAGTATTATTCGTTGCATCCATTATTACTTTGTAAGCAAAAAGACCTTGTCTTTGTTGAACGCTTTCGAAGTAAGGATTAGCTATATTTAAGAATCATTGTCTAGTTGCAGAAGTATTATTTTCAAATACTAGGAATTTAGTTGCTGATGCAATAAATTTCTTCGCTGCTATCAATAATCTTCTTACGTTAATTCTATCTAATGCAGATGGTTTAGCTTGTAGAGTTTTCTGACCCCATATACAAATTCCTTCTTTGAAAGTTGCGATAGGATTTACTCTACCTTCATATAAATCATCTCTTTCTGCATGTGTTAATCTTGTCGGTACATCTATTGCTTCAGTTAGAATACCTCTGTTAAGACCTGCTGGAGCAAACCATTCGAATGCTACTTGGTCGTTTTTAGATATTACACCTGCCATTACTGTTGAAGGTGGTACCCATACTGGTTTATTTTTATCAGTATCTAATATCTTAACCCATGGCCAGTAAGTAGCTGCGTAGTTAGAATCAAATGATTTTACTGTATTAGTTACTGTAGAAATATTAGTTGTATCATATCCTACTGCATCCATAATATAAAGTGCATCACCACGATTCTCACAAGTATTCTTTGCGTGAGTAGTAATTACCGAGTGTAATCTATGGTTAACACCTGGAGTAAGTAGTAAGTTAATATCGTATTCATCCGGATTAGATACAGCGTTTATAGCTCGTTTGAATGCCTTAGATCCATCTTTTTCAGCAGTCGATAAGTCGAATCCAAGCATATTATTTGCAACGATATTTCTATCTCTAGCAATAAATCTTGCAGGATTTAGTCCGTCGAATCCACCTTGGAATGGAACCATAAACTTTTTAGTTGATAAGTTAATAGTTGATCCATCAGGAGTAATACTGTCTCCTGCTCCTGAATCTAATGATGCAGAAGGGTGCTGACTACATTGTGATAAGTTAAAGTGCTTATTGTTACCTACTGCACTATTATCACTTAATGGAAGTAAATAATTGTAGTTATCAGTATCTTGGAAATCAAAACCGTAGAAGATATTTTTATTATAAACATCATCAGCGATTTGAGTTTTCTTTATAAAGTGTGTACTAGTAATACCTCGTTGTATCTCTGCGTTAGTGTGACCTATAAAAGATGCAGTTGGTAAGTTACCGTGACTACTATGTAGTGGCTCTTTCAATGCTTCGAATCCAAAAGGTACTAAATCAGGCGATATACCTTGATCTTTAACTTCTTCAGGTACTTCTACCCATATATGATGTGATAAGTTTGGATAATCACCGAATACAGTTACTTTTCCATTTGCATCGATTTCTTGATATCTATCACCGATTACTCTCGCTATAAAGTTAGGAGAATTAGGATCTAAAGTAACGTTATTGAATTGTTCAACTATATGTGGTCTTAAATCTTTATCAGTTGATTTTGCGTAAGGCGTATTAGCTGAATGAATAGTACCATCTAAATCTACTCGTCGTACAACTACCGAGAATGTACCATAATCACTACCTGCTACTGCGCTTGGAGCTTTAATATTAGAAATACCAACTTTATACTGATAGTTACAAGAAGTACCGTGTGATCTAGTATGGAACTTAAATAATCTAGTTGTCTTAGGTGCTGCGTAAGAACCTATATTTTGAGAGACAATAAAAGGTGTTCTAGCTTCATACCCGTTTTTAGATGAATAAGCAAAAGCAAAATCATCAGTAATATTACTTACGGATGTTGTTAGAGTAGAATCTTCACTAAACGATCTAGATGCATAATTGTTAAATAACATGTAATTATACACTGGATCTATTCTAGATTTAGGTGTAAATCCAAATACCTTACCTAACCAGTTTTCAGCAGTAGTATCTATTGATCCTGAGTAAGTAAATGGTAATGTTTTACCAGTTGAAAAGTTAGTTGTAGCTGCATATGAATCAGCAGCTAATGTTAGATCTATTTGAGATGTAGCAGTAAGTAAAGATGGAGTAAACGTCGCATCTGGATCTACTTGAGTTGGATGTAAAACTGCAAATACTTCATCTGCAGGAGTTCCTATATCATTACCACCTGTAAAAGCTGCTGGAACAGTAGCATTATCTAAATCATGAGTAACTGCAGTGTTACCAGCTGTTCCAGCCGTAGCATTAGTTAATTTAATACTAGTCGCTGTTGGCTGAGTAACTGTAATAGTTCCGTTAAACCCGTTTGCATGCTCGATACATTGTTGTAAAGTATCAACTACTGTAGCTGCACCACTTGATTGTTGGAATTGTAAAGATGCAATGTTGTCTGCCCCTTTAGCTGTAAATGTTCTTGAGGTTCCTGCTGCATCGATGATTGTAATAGTTTGATCTACTGCTGGTACACCTGAGAAACTGATTTCTAAAGTCGCTTGACCTCCAGTCCCTGCAGATACCTTTATACTTATCATTTTAGGAGTATATCCAGCTAAACCAAGTGTTCGTACTACCGTTACTCTACCTGCACTCTTCAAATATCCTTCAACTGTATAAGGAACGTAACTGTCTTCAGTTTTAGGTCCAAATACTGCTTCGAATTCTTTGAATGATTCTATAATTACTGGTTCAAACGCAGGCCCTTTCACTGTAGGTCCGATTATCGCTGCACCTATTTGTGATATCCCTGCTGGTAAGAAGGAAAGATCTCTTTCTCGTGTAAATACACCTGGGCTAACTATTTTTTCTGCCATTTTTTATACTCCTAGAGTTTATTTTTATTTCTATTCAGGGAATGCTGCACCTGTTGGTAAAATGTTAAAGTCTAATACTATGAATTCTGCAGCTTTTGCAGGCTGTAAGAATAATTCACCTACCATCTGATTTCTATCGATTACGTCTGGTGTGTTATTAGTTGCGTCCATTATTACCTTGAATGCATATAATCCTTGTCTTTGTTGTACTGATTCTAAATATGGGTTTGCAATGTTTAAGAATCTATTTCGAGTCGCTGAAGTATTATTCTCAAATACTAGATATCTAGTAGCTGATGCAATAAACTTCTTAACAGCGATTAGTAATCTTCGAACATTTACTCTATCAAGTGCTGATGGTTTACCTTGAAGTGTCTTTTGACCCCAGATACATACACCTTGACCAGGGAATGTAGCGATCGGGTTAACTCTACCTTCATATAAATCATCACGCTCTTCGTGAGTTACTCTATCTGCAGTTTCAATAACTTCAGTTAATGTTCCTCTATTAAGACCTGCAGGTGCGAACCATTCGAATGCTACTTGATCATTGAATGCTATTGCTCCTGGTACCACTACTGATGGTGGAACCCAAACAGGTTTGTTTATATCTGTATCCAATATTTTAACCCATGGATAATATGTTGCAGCGTAATTCGAGTCGAATGCTTTTACTGTGTTTACAACTGTATTGATGTTGTCACCGTATGCTGCTGAATCCATAACGTAGAATGCGTCACCTCTATCTTCACATGTATTTTTTGCATGTGTAGTAGTTACAGAGTGTAATCGGTGATTAGCACCTGGCGTTACCATTAGGTTAATATCATATTCATCAGGATTAGAAACTGCATTTATAGCTCTCTTATAAGCTAAAGCACCATCTTTTTCGGCAGTTGATAAATCGTATCCGAATAAGTTTGCTGCTGTAATGTTAGTATCTAGTCCTACGAATCTTGCTGGATTAAATCCATCGAATCCGCCTTGGAATGGTATTACAAACTTTTTAGTTGATAAGTTAATTGTAGAACCACCTGGCGTTATAGTATCACCTGCTCCAGAGTCTAATGAAGCTGAAGGGTGTTGTGATTGATCACTTAAGTTAAATGCTGTATTATCACCATTTGTAGTATCAGAATCAGGTAATGGACGTAAATAATTGTGATTATCAGGTTCTGTATAATCGAATCCATAATATACACTATTATTATATACGTTATCTAAGATCTGAGTTCTTTTACCTACAGTATGGTTAAAGTGTCCTATAGCTGATGCTGATGGACATCCTGTAAACCCTGTATCAGGTAGTGGCTCTACTAAAGCTCTATACCCGAAAGGAACTAGATTAGGTGATATACCTTGATCTTTTACCTCATCTGGAACTTCAACGTAAATATGTCTTGATAAATTAGCATAGTCACCAAATATTGTTACTTTACCGTTAGCGTCTATAGACTGATATTTATCTCCTATTACTCTTGCAATAAAGTTCGGTGAGTTTGGATCTAATGTTAAATTATTAAATTGTTCTACTATTTCAGGTCGTCTATCAGAGTCACTTGAAACAGGGAACGGTGATAATGCTGCGTTAATTGTACCGTCAACATCTACTCTTCTTAATCGTAAAGAGAATGAACCGTAGTCACTACCTGCAACTGATCCTGCTGCTCTAATATTATCGATAACTACCTTAAACTCGAAGTTTGTAGCAGTACCGTGAGCACGTCTGTGAATCTTAAATAAGTCAGTAACTTGACCTCCTACTTTTTGTGAGGTAATAAATGGTGTTCTTGCTTCGTATTCGTTTTTGTTCGTACTGTATCCTGTTGTAAGATCAATAGTTTTTCTACCTCTTGCAGTTACACTAGTAATTCCTTCTGCTGAAGATGCTGCGTTAGATCTTGATGCATGCGTTCCAAAGAATAAATACGTGTGTAAAGGCTTCTTTCTATCTTTTGGAGTCTTACCGAATACCTTTGACACAAAATTAGCTGATGTTGGATCTAACGACATAGAATATGCAGTTTCACCTGTTTTAGCACCATTTATATTTTCGAATCCAGTTTGTGTACCAACTGAGTCTCCTGTAATTCCAACTGCAACATTAGTAGTTGGAAGGTAATCAGCAGCTGATGCAGATAGGTAAAATACGAATCCTGATCCTGAAGTATCGGTAGCAGATCCTGATAATACTGTAAATTTAGCATCTTGATCTACGATAGTTGGATGAAATACTGCTGTTGTTTTACTAGTAGCGGTAGCAAATGGTCCATAATTTGATACAAGTTCTGCTACTTGAGCAGTGTATCCCGATAAACCTAGTACTCTAACAACTGTTACACGTCCAGCACTTTTTAAGTACTGTTCGATTGTATATGGTACATATGATTCTTTAGTTTTTGGGCCGAATACTTGTTCGAACTCTTTGAATGATTCAATTATAGTTGGTTCAAATGCTGGTCCTTTTACTGTTGGTCCAATTACTGCAGCACCTATTTCTCCAATAGCTGCTGGTAAAAAAGATAAGTCTCTTTCTCTAGTAAATACACCTGGGCTGACGATTTTTTCTGCCATAATTAGCGACTCCTACTTTTAGTTTATGATTGTGCTGGCTTAAATTCTCCTGTTTGTGGGTCTAATGTACCTGCACCATACTTTTCATTTAATTCTTTTACTAGTGCTCTTTCCTGCTGCTCTAGATCAATAATTTCTTTTTTTAAGGCTACCTCAGCTGCGTCTGCTGTTTCAAGTTGTCTTTCTAGTTGAAATTTCTGAAAGCTTAACTGCCCAAATAGCGCTGTTTTTTCTTGATACGTCTTCTGCACTTCCTGTATCTTGTTCATTTCTTCTTCTGTGAACTTGATTGTTTTATCTGCCATAACTAACTCCTGTTTTTATTTGTTAAAAATTGAACAAACCACACCTTATTGTGGTCCATAATAAATATGAAGATTCCTGCTCAAACACTCTTTCTAATACGTATTTTAACTTATTATGGTTGTGAAATAACCATGATATGCATCTTCTGCAGTTACTGTAACAACCATTGCAGTTTTAGCCGGTAAAGTAGCTGCTGAATCCTGTGATAATGGATTTATCGTATCTCCTGAAGTAGGGAATACTTTTAGAGCATTTCCAGTATCAGTATTATGTATTGTAATAGTATGACCTAAAGTAAGACTCGATGCAGCTGGTAAAACTGCTGCTTTTGTACCATCTGCTGCTGAAACAAGAGTTATTCCTGTAGATGGAATAGCTTCACCGTCACCTGCAGAGTTACCAGTAGCAGCTATCGAATTAAGGTCACTAATAAAGTGAGTAGCTTGCACTGTACCGCTCGCTGATACATTACCTGATGCAGTAACATTTGCGGATAAATGTATATCACTTCCTACTATTCGTGTAGCGTTTGGTGTTGTTCCATCACCGAAGAAGAATGTCTCTCTACCATCTGCAGTTCCACGAATTATAACAGGATTCTGAACATTTTGATATAATAGTATATTATCGCCGTTAGATACAAAACCTTCATCAGCTCTTGCAATACCTGAGGATGTTATATCTCCTGTAGCATATAGACCGTTAGTGAAAGCTGTACCACTCGCACTTATGTTACCGTTACCTATTACGGAGAATTTTCTCGAACCTGAATCAAGACCACCTACTCGGAATGTGATAGCTTGAGTTGAACCATCACCTTGTAGATGCGTTCCTGTGGAGAACCATGCCTCATTAGCTGTAAATATTGGGTTAGTTCCACCTCTATTTACTCCCATAGTTAACCCAGTGTTTTGAGCAGCTATAGTAACGGCTGGTTGTTCGTTAACTACCATTGCAGAGTCTATATTCAGTGGTATACCTCTACCGGAATGAACCATTCCTTCACCTCCGATAGATAAACTTCCTGATTGACCTTCACCGGACATATTTAAGATAGTTATATCTTTAGTTCCAAGAATCCTACTAATCTTTAATGCTGCGAATGATCCATTATCTAGATTAGATTCAGCGAACGCGTATTTTCTGTTTCCTGTTTCTA